CGGCTTGCACACGGGCTACGTCAACGGCTGTGCCGTATTCGCCGTAAATCTTTGCCGCATCGACCAGCAAGTCCTGCGCCATCTGATCTCGCTTGAGATCGTCATTGGCTGCTGCTTTCTGCATTTCAAGCTGCAACTTGGCCATGTCAGTTTGAGCCTTCGTTTGCGCTTTCATTTGCTCTGCCTGCAAGAACGCAGCGTTTGGATCAGCCGCTTGACCTTGCTGCGCTTGAGCTTGCTGCTGCATCTGCAACATTTGCATCTCAATCTCTGGCGTGATTGGCGCAAAGTAACGGTCAGCATTGCGGATACCCGAAACAGCCAGCTGATCCGCCAGCGTGTTGCGAATGTTGGTCAAGCTAACCAAGCCATTCATCGGCCCGTAGTTCTGGTAAACCATCGTTTGCATTTGCAGCGCTTGGTTCAGTGCGATTAACTTCTCTTCCTCACGGCCAGTGCCGAGGCCCACGTTAATGCTCACGTCAAAGCTGGAATCCCAAACCCGTGGGTCAACTGGCACAAACGCACCATTCATCCGCATCATTTGCTCTTCGTCAACATTCTTGTGCATCAAGCGAAGCATAATGCCAAACAAGTCACGCATACCGTCTGCAAGGTTGCGAACCATAACTTCAACCTGACCCGCTGCGGCCTGTACAGTGGCCTGCACAGCGGCCTTTGTGGTTGACTGCATTGCATCAGGGTCTAGGCCCATTGAGGCTCTGGAGACGCCTGTCTTGCTCTCTACGAGGCCATCTAGGTATGTCAGCGCGCCAAGTGTCTGGCCTGCGGTGAATGGGACAGATAATTCCTGCACAGAACCCGGAGCGCGCATACGCACGATTGCGCCAATCTCGTTGTTTAGAACGTCGTCAATATTAACTGCGCCCTCAACGATGCCAAGGCGAGGGTTGTTTGTCATCGCCACGTTATCAAGGATTGAACGCAGCACAGATGTGGCGGCGTCTTGGTCATCCATAACGATCTCGGCCAGTGAACGACCGTAAAATGTGTGTGGCTCTGGGTCGATTTCAAACTTGGCAAACGGCAACTCATCGCATGGCTCAAAGTCAAGCATTTCGTATGCAGTGCCACCGCATGTAATCTTGTGCAGGACAGGTACGCCAGTGCCATCAACGTCAATGCGCATATAGGCTTCAGTCACGGCAACATTGCGCATGGATGGGTCTTGCACGTCCTCATCTGACGTATCCATGTCGTAACCGCGCCGCTCATATATCTCGGCTTCAGTCATGTCTGAGCCGCTTTCAAAGCTGTCCAGATTAAGCACCACGTCTGGGTCGTAGCCCATTGCGATTAGATCGCCAGCGCGCATGTCTGTGCGGTGAGCCACAACGTAGGCGTCGGCAAGGCTGCGAGCGTCACGGTTGATGAAGAACTCTTCCGGCGGCACGCTCTCAATGCACAGCTCGCCACGTTCTTTCTGGCGGCTGAGTTTTACGCTGTGGATCGGCAACTCAATCTCCATGCCCATTGGGTCAATCTCAATGGTCATTTCAACTGTATGCTCAAGCACAGTCACGCTGTCGTCATCCAGCAGATATGTATATTCGTCGTCAGACAGGTCGGTGAACGTGAAAATCTCGGCCTCTGGATATGTCATCCAGTATGCCTTCACGATACCTTGCTTTTTGACCAGCGCATCTTGGAAGGCGTCATTCATCACGCGGTAGCCGTTTAGCCGGGTAAACTCATGGTGCATAAACTCAGTAGCCTGCTCGGCCATTGCCACGTCTTCTGGACCATTTGGCACAAATTCAACGGGCTTGGCTGTGCTGAGGAATATGCGCATCAGGCTTGGCTTCACAGAACGTACGGTATCCCGTACCTTTGTGGCTACAACCTTGCTGCGGCCTTCCTCGTAACCAAGGTCAACCTCGCCGTCGTAGTAGCGTTGAGCCTTGATCCGATCATCGCTGATCTCGCCCTCAACAAAGTCCACCGCGTCCGATATTGCGTCTTGGACAATGCTTTCGATTTCGCTGCGTGATTTTGGTTTAAGTTCCATGTGCCGTTGTCCTTTAATCGTTTGTAACCGCTGGCGTAAGGGCCATCAAGCCAACTTGCGCGAGCATGTCTGTCAAGCGTTGCAGCTTTGTTTTGTCTTGCAGGCGCGAAGCCTCGCCCAACAGCTGACGAACCACTGCATCACGCTCGGCACCTTGCAGCGTGAGTATCTCACCGACTTCGCGTCGGATGTCGCCCGTGCCATACATGATCTCGTCCATGATCTTGTTGACAGGTGCAGCTATGGCAGCCTTAACTCGCTGACCAACGCTCGGTGCATTGAAACTTTCTGGGTCGCGGAGGTCTCGCAATGCAGATTGGGCCTCTGTGCGGAAGCCTGTTTGCGAGCCAGCCAGAACGTCAGATGAAGTTTTGGCAAACTCTTTTTCAGCAAGCAAGCGCTGGGTGATGGCCTGAGCGTCGGCGTCTCCGATAAGCATTTTGAGCTTTTCTGCATTCCAAGATTTTGAAAACTCGCCCCAAGCTGCGGCAGCGTCGTTGCGAGATGTCCCCATCAATGCGCCAATGTAGTCTCTGGCACCTTTTTGGAAAGCTGCCCGCTCTATGTCTGTCATGTTTTTAAGTTTTGTTTCCAATTCTCGGGGCGAAAGCGCGGATGTTTTGCCGCCAGTGAATACTTTTTCGCCGTCTTCAACCGCTCTCTGGATGGCGGATGCTTCAGAATAGCCGGATCGAGCTTCTTTGTAGCTGCCAATCGTATCTAACTGGTCATCCATTTTGTGCAAAAATGGCTTTAAGTTTACAGCAACGCTGCCACCCTCTTTAAATATTACATCGCTCAACGCTGATCTGACGTTGTGCAGTTTCTCGGCGCTAACGTCGCCTTTTGTGCCTAAGTCTTTCAACACGGCGTTCATTTGAGAGCGCACCGAGCGCGAAGCATCCTTGCCATACAGAACCAGCGCGCTGCGCAGTGTGTTTACATCAAACATTTTATCGCTTTGGGTGGCAGCCTCATACATCGGGCCAAGCACGCCAGATTTGCGCTCCTGCTGGGCCAGTGTTTCCTCAAACCCTACGTTTGGCCGATCAATGCGCTGCGTCATCACATCTTCAACGCGCTGACCTGCGCCCGCACCGCGAGCGCCTATCTCGCGTGTCAAAACCTCTTGGCCTTGGCCGGGGATAGTCGCCAAACCCTGAGCCAAGGTGCGAGGGCGACCCGGCACGTCGGCCAGCATAGCTTCTGGCCCAAGGCTTCTGAGATATGACTGAATGTCTTGACCCGTCGCTTGAGGGCCAGACAACTGCCCAGCGACCCTGCGTGATGCTGCGCCACTGTAGCCGCCGACACCACGTCTGGTTAAGTTTTGCGCGCCGCGTGTAGCTGCGCCAGCCACTCGACCAGCTACAGGTGAAACTGCGCCAATCGTAGCGCCCACAGCAGTGGTCAGTGGGTCAACTTCTGAAACCCTCTCAACAAAGCCGCCCTCGCCTCTACCGAATTGTGGGAGAGCTGCGGCCGTAGCGCCAACGCCGCCAGACGTAGCCATTTGGCCCAACACGGGCAACTTTGAACCAGCCTTGAACGCCACGCCGCCGGGGGCAACCATGCTCGTAACTGCGCCAGAGGTTTGGCCACTAGCGTATTGCTCTGGGGCTAGAAGCTGCAATGCTTCGTCAATCTGACGCTGAAGATCGCGATACTTTGCGTAAGCCGCCTTTGCGCCCTCCATGTCGCCTGACTTCAGAAGCTCATTGGCAAAGTTGTAAGCGCCGCGAGCTTCGTCGTTTAAATTCATCATTGCGCCAGCTGTAAAGCCGCCGTATGTGGCACGAGTTTCAAGCTCGGCTTGCTTGGCGGGCTTCCGCTTCTCACGGGCGCGGTCCAATGCAGCCTGCTCACTTGCTGTGATTGTGCCGTTAGCCTCTAGCTCCTCCAAAACCTTGATGGCTTGAAGAATTTGTGAGGACTCCGCCGATGTCATCGTCTCTGCCATGATCGGCTCCTTACTTAATTGCTTCTAGAAGTTTTCTAGCCGCTTCGCGTTCTGCGTCGCCAGTGGGCGCTGGGCCTACTGGCGCCCTAAACGCTGCAAACGGGTCTGCGCGGTTATTCAGCAGCTCAAATGCTTCAGGCTGCGTGATGTCTCCTTTACGCAAGCGCTGCACAATTCTAGCACCTTCTGCATCATACTCAGCAAGCCCGCGCATAGTGTTGATGATGATTTGGTTGCCGCCGGGAGAGTTAATTATGCGAGGCAATGATTGCTTGAAAAGTTCCAAGTCGGCGTCGGACATCGGACCAGACCCCGGAGGACGCTGCGCTGGGACAAGGGCGTTTATAAGTGCCGCTGCCGCTTGAATGTCATCAAGTCCTTCAGTTTGGATGCCAAAGTTACCTGCAAACTGTTGTATGTTTGCGCCCATGCCGCTGTCAATATTGCTTAACAATGCCTCAAGTCGATTGATCTGTGCGAGGCTTCTGGTCGCCGTTGAGCCAACTTTTGCCACATCAGCCAGCGCTTTTGCGTCAAGTTCTGCAAACTTTTCCTCAAACTTTTTGTCGCCAGCGGCCGCCACGGTTGTGGAAATATTAACTCCACCGCCACCAATTTTACTCGCAGTGCCATCAGGCTTCAAATTATAAAGGCCGTCATCTATCTTAGCGCCGGGGAACATTTGACGCAAAACTGAAGCGTCAACAACTTTGCCCTTTTCTTTTGGTGTGGCAAGCAACTGGCTGGCTGCATCAGTGCCAGAAATCATGCCGCGCTCGACCATGTCAGCCAAGTCATCGCGGCCTCTAGCTCGCAACATCTCAATGGTTTTATTCCTGTTTCCTGCCGCAACCCGCTGCGCGCCGCGCTTCTCAATCGCAGCCCCACCGCGCAGGTCTGACATGATTAGCGGATCAAGTGCCACCGCAAACTCTTCTAAAGCCGTCATCCCAGTATTCGGGTCAACGGCCATTGCCTTATCTTTCAGTGTTGACAGAAGCCCACGCATGCCGCCCTGCTGCCGCTGTTGTTGCGCTGGCCGACCCATGTTGGGTGCGTTGTAAGTCTGCTCGCCGCCCATCATGTATGGAGCTTTGTTGGAAATGGCCATGTCTTGACCCCCTTGATTGCTTGTAAGTAAACCGCCCTTGGCAGTGGTCGCTGGCAGTGATGTAATGTCGGCCACGTCAACGCCTGCGAAATTTGCCAAATCATTCATCCGGCTGCCGCGCCACTGCGCAATTCCATATGTACCTTGACCACCAGCAAGTGTGTTGCGAGCATCTGGGTTCATATCCTCATAGCTCTCAGCCATTAGGCGGCCAGTGATGCCAGCGGCCTGCTGCGGTGTGAGACCCTTTTGAGTTAGATACCCGTAAGCAAACTTTGCGTTTGGAGAAATGACGCCGGGGTTTGATGTGCCTCCAGCCATTGCTGCGTAAACGCTGTTGGCATAGTTGCGAGCCTTCTCGTCCCCTGCGCCACCTGAGCGCTCATAGTATTTGTCCCATAAAGTCGCGTAGTCTTCCGGCGTTGAGGCGTTGGCCGCACGGAACTTTTCAAAGCCAGACTTTTCCTTTCCCTGCACTTCATTCCAGAGAAAGTCCATTTGCGTTGAGAGGGGGATAAAACCTTGTGGCATTACTTGAACCCAATCGCCTTACGTTTGGCATCCATGTATGGGCGAATGACAAGTTTAAGTGCTGGGGCTTTCGCCACAACTTTTGCCACACTTTCGCCATATTTGCTGTATGCTTTGTAAAACCAATCTGGCGAGTAACCAATGACCCACTCGCGGAATTGCAGCCACTTTGGATCGTCCTCGCCGTAGACCTCGCGAGCAACCCAGCAAAGTTTCTGCAAAGCTGAGTAAGCCCCTACCCCCGACTGAATCAAACCAAATAAACCCTGATCCTCGCTTTTTGTAGTGCTTTGCGGAACTGTGGTTTGGCCCAGCGCGGCCAAAGGTGCCTGCAATGCCTGCATTGGTGCGCCAGTGTAGCCAGCGTACTGCTGACGTGCTGCATCAATGAGCGCCTGCTGAATACCTTGCTGCAAGAGACCTTGCTGCGCTTGCCGCTGCTGGATTGTTTGACCTGTCTGAAACGCTTGCTGGCCAAGTCCACCGAGCTGCGACGCGGCACCAAGGCGGGCCTGACGGTCAGCCATTGCGGCTTGCAATGCTTGACTGTAGTTTGCTTGACGCTGCTGCGCTGCAATGTCGCCAGCCATACGGCCATACTCGCCAGCCATAACGCCTTCAGCGACACCCTGACGTGATCCGCCAAACGCTCTGGCAGCAGTGGCCTGCGCGCCAAGCTGGTTTTGCGCCATCTGCTGTTGACGCGCAATGTCCTGCTGAGTGCGGTCAATCACTTCGCTAGTGTATGGGTTAGCATATGCGCCGACATTCAGCGGGCCTTGCATAGCTTGTTGAGTTGCACCCAGCGCGCCTTGCAACGCGCCTGCGGATGCTTGGTTTACGTTAAAGCCGCCTTGTGGCTGCGGTGCCATCGGAGTGTACTGCGCTTGAACTTGCGGCTGCGGAGCCGCTTGAGGTTGCATTGTGGTTGCTTGTGCTGCGCCTGCCATCTTATAATTCCTTCTGTGCGTTGCGCTTCAGGAAAGTAGCGCCGACTGCGTATGAGAAAGGTTCGCCCATCGCCATGATGAGCTTGCCAAACTTATTGCCGTTGTATTTCTGCGGCTTCATTGTGTGAGCCATCTCCTCAGCCCAAGCCCGAACCACTGGCCACAATACTGCGCGAGTTGCCCTTGCGAACAAAGTGTCAGTTTTGATAAACCGAGCAATCGGTGCCGCCCACAAGCGATAGCCGCTGACCATAACTGGGTCTTGGCGGAAACGCTTAATGCCGTAGCGTGTGTCCAGCGACCAGATGTCAGCGGGGAGATAGCCCATGCTTGCGTATGCTGTGCAGAGGACTGTGCCACCGCCGCTGGAGCTGGAGCTACCACCGCCGCTGTCATTGCTCGAACTGCTGTCCCCAACCCACTGGCGTGTGATTGCATTGGTTCCGGGGTTTACAACCGCCTGCCAGTTTCCATCATCACTAACCGCGCCAACAGCCTGAGTGTCACTTTTGTTGACACCCAGAGTGCTTGATCCGGGTGTTCTTAAATCGTCTATAGTTGGGGCTGGTGTAGTAGGCATGTTTAGCGCGGCACCAACTGTGGGGTCGTTTGCAGCCATTTCCCAGAACTCGTCTTCAGATAAGTCTGACGCTATTGCGTCTGTTTCCGCCGCCAAGCTGCCGCCAATGGCGAATGAGGGCGCGGTCGGTATTGCCGCCAATGCTCTGGCTTGGTCGCTGTTGCCGCTACTCGTGTCGGCAACTGGAATTGGCGTTGCTGGCGAAACTCCGACTGGGATTTCAACAGTCCCATAATCAGAGTTAAATGCTGAGGGGTCAAAGTCATACCCGCCAGTTGATGTCGTGCCTGTAATAGGGTTTGTAATAACCATATCTGGATCATAATCTGATCCACCGGACGCGGCAAAGTCTTTGCCCTGCTGGCCCATTGCGTATTCGGGGGCAATGCTGCTTACTACATTATCAGCAATGTTACCAGCAATGCCCGGAATGGGTGTGAAGTCGCCACTTAACCCTCCAGTGACCAAAGAGCCTCCGTAAGAGCCAGCGCTAGATGGGCTGTCAAAGGAAGGCTCAACATTAAACAATCCCTTACCAGCGTCGATGATGTTGCTGTTCGCATCTCCAGTGATGCTCATTGCCAAGTCCTCTTGAGCAATGCGCGCTGCAACATTAGCTGGGTCATTGACATATGCTATCTGCTCTGGCGTCAGCGTGTCGGTCATCGGGTTGTAATCGCTGTCCGGAGCAACAATATTGCCAAGCCTCATCATTTCTTCTTGCGTCATTGTCGAGCTTGGCGTTCTTTGGATTGCCGCAATGTTTAGTGCATTTTGCCGATTAGCTTCGGCTTGATCCGCCATTGTGCCATAACTGGTATAATCAATCGGAGCAAAGTTGCCAGCGGCAGCGCCGCCTGCGTATGGGTCAATAAAGAAGCTGTCGATGTAAGCCTTCTGGCCGGGACGGCGCTCGCCCAACGTCTGCAATGATTGCTCATAGATTGGCGCGGCAGAGTAACCCTGCACGCCGCCAGCGTATGTCGTGGGCGCAGGCATACCGCCCATAATGTCTTGCTGGGACATGCCACCACCCGGCAAGCCAAAAGCACCCGCTGTTTGAGCAGTGCCTTGAAACGCAGCCTGCTGCATTGGTGTGAACGCAGCAACGTCTGGGCCGTAGTACGGCGTATAGCCAATTTGCGAAATGCGCTCGGCTTTGTTTAGGTTGCGCTGTGCAGCGGCCTCAATGTATTCTGGGATTGTAACCGATGAGGTTGTTGATCCACCTTTTGACATTATTCAAACTCCTTAACATATGACGTGTGTAATGGCTTCCAGCCGTGCTTCGCCAATGGTTTTTTCCAGCCAAAACGTCCCGTCATAGTCAATGCTGTGCATCCTTGCGCTTTGGCCCACTCTATCACATCGTTGTGCATATCCAAAATCTGATCCAATTCACCGCCGCCAAGGAACACGTTTAACAACTTCTTTCGTGGATATACCACGATTTCAGTCACTATGCACCCCTTTGGCGTTGGCCACAACTGCATCGTGCCTTTGTAGATGCCTTCAGCTACGTCAATGAAGTCGTGCGTGCCGCCAGAGTACCCCAGCGCCGCTTCAATCCAAGGCCGACATCTTTCAAGCTCTTTATCCATGTAGCCTCGTAATAGCTATAGTTGAAGCAGGCGCGGCAGGCGCAAACGCAGTTGCGACTGTTGCGTCAAGAAAGCCGCTGGTGCTGTCCACTGCCCACATGGCCTCAAGGTAGTCCCCAGCGTTAAGCTCAAATATGGCCGAGCGAGACACAACCAAAACAGACCCGTTTTGATGCAGTGCGTTTTTCATTGTTGACCCAGTAACGTCAGAACCATTGACGCGAGGCCAAAACCAAAAGTTTACAGTTGAACCTGATGTTGATGCAATCTGCGCCGAAAAGCTAATCATGTACTGACCAGCCTCATCAAACACAATGCGCGAAGCTGGCGTGCCGTTGGCAATGCCGTCAGATGTGCTGGAGGTGTAAGTCAAAGCATAGGCCGTGTTTGTAACCGCAGCCGTTTGGTCAGTTGTCACTGCTCCCGAGTATTTGCCGTCTTCCAGAACAACCTGCACCCACGCGCCGTTTTTGCTTACAACTGGATACTTGTTAACCCGATCCCACATAAGCGTGCCATCGTCAGCCGCACTTTCATCGCCAGTCTGCTGGACCAGCGGTGAGCGCGTTTGAGACAAGTAAGACATAAGGCGTCGGCCCCAAGTCTGCCAATCCTTGTCTCTTGGCTCTGGTGGACGGTTCTGCTGCGTCATCGACGGCCCCCGGCAACCGCGTCAACACGGTTAATGCCTACACGCCAATCGGCCAAGCGCTCACCTTCAACGCGCATACGAACTTGACGCCCGGTAAACCTGACCGAAGTTGGGTTGCTCATAGAGTAAGGACCGTATGACCTCTCAGTGCCGTTGGGGTAAAAGCGCGTCTTAAAGGTGGCATTTACGTCACCTTGCGACTTTTCATCCGGCAGCATTTCGGTCACGCTCATAACTTGATCGCCAGCGCCAATGCGGAACGGGCCAGTTTCAGCGAATGGCGTCAGTGTGCCGTAGTTAAAGCCAATCTCATGCTCGTATATTTTGTAATCCGCTGGATCAGCCATCATGGGCTGGCGGAACGCACCCCGGTCAATGCCAGCAGTGCGGGCCAAATTGCCAATGGTCCATGTGTTCTCAACGTAGTTATATGAAACGTAGCGGTCATTTTCTGTTGACGCTGCGCTTGGATAAAACCAAGTTACCTCGCTAAACATTGAGTTTGACATGCCAAACGCCTTACTGATCTGGCCTTTGTTAATGTCATTAAACACATAGTCAGCCACGTCACACGGCAACTCCTGCACAGCGCCGCCCGTGTAGACGTAAAACGAATTAACACCCATCCAGAACGCGCCACGGTCAACCACAACCGCAGCCTGCTTTGCAGCCAAGCCACAGCTCGTACCAACGCGCTCAATTCCGTAAACGTATGGCGGGCCAATGTAATTGGCAACGTGAGCGTCGCGCGTGGTCAGGAGCAAAGTTTGACCTGCAACAGTCATGCCCTTCATCAACGCGCCTGACGTGTTTAGTTCAAGATCACCCGCCTCGTTTGTTGCGGCTGGCGTCCATAAATTATTGTCCTCACGGTCTGACCAGCTCACCAAGCGCGGGTTGCCGCCTGCGCCAAGTGCAAACAGAAAGCGCTCTTCAGTCACAACCATGCCAAGATTGTCTACTGGCGCGTTAGACAAAGCCGCTGCGGGCGTGCCTGTGCCAAGCTGCCATTCGTAAATCTTGCCGTCGTCTTCGTTGCAAGCCAGCAAATATTCACCCCACGACTGCAAGTCCCAGCTTGTTGCGGGTTGGATGCGAACTGTGTCAGGCCGGGCAATGCCGTATGCGTAAGCGCCAAACTCAGCGCCGCCGTAGCCCGTGAATGAAACTGCGTCCTCACGTCCTGCTGTCAATCCAGCGGGGGTAATGTCATACTGAGGACCAGTGGAGGACCAGACGTACAGTTTGTTGTACGTCCCAGACGTAATCCATCGGTCATTGCTGTTTGTGATCCAAGTGGTCATGCCGCGCAGAGTTGCGTTGGCTGCATTATTGTTGCGCGTGCGCCATCCGCCAACTGGACGCATAACGCCATCATTCCAACGAACAAGGCTGGCATCGCGCCATCGGCCCATGCTCTGCAAGTCAGTCCCGTTGCGATAAACGCCAGCGGGAATGTTTAGATCAATTAAAGCCATTGTCGCCTCTCACAGTATGCGCTTGGTCTAATGTAACACAAAGTATGGTAAAATAACAACGCTGCCAACTATAGTTGCCACTGCGTCCCATTTGTCAGGCGTGCCGCGTCCCGTGGCGTCATATATTTCCTTGCCAACAGCCGCCACGCAGCAAGCAAAAAAGCCCCAAAGAGGGGCTGAGTATAAAGTAACGGAGGCAGCTATTGCCGCCCCCGCTAGGAAATGTGCCTGTTTATCAATCGGCAGCTTCATCTTCACCTTCCGCTGGCGCTTCCAAAGATGCAGTCAGCATATTTACAAACGCATCCTTGCCGACCATCAACTGATCCATGTTAAACTGCGCAGAGTTGATTTTCTGCTGCAAAGAGTTGATGTGATTAATCATCACCTTCTGCTGATCGGTTAGCTGGTCTTCTGTGTAGTCAACATCGTTGATCGTGATTACCTTTTTATCTTCGGCCATCTTGATCTCCTTTTAAGTTAAGTTAAGCCGCCCAAGGTGTTCCCGAGGCAGCGGTTGGGTTTGCCATCGCAGCAATCTTTGCAGCAATAGCAGCTTCCGTATCAGCCTGTGATACGCTGGCCCAGACCCATGCTTGAGCCTGTGCTTCAGTCACGTCAGCATACGCAACAAAGTCAGCAGCAGATGGGTCAGGTGTTAAGCCCACTGTGCCATACGATGACGCAGAGTGATCTCCGTCAACGCCTGTGCAGCGCCAGTGTACTACGTTAATTCCACCTGTTGCGATGTCGTGTTCGCAAGTGGGGATAGTCCAAGTGTAAGTTACGGCCATTGTGATTTCTCCAAGTTAAATTGCGGCAATGATAAATGCGA